CGTCGCGTTCACGTTGATGCGTTCTTTGTCATCTGAGGCATAGGATGCCCCACTAAACTCGGTAAGTTTGTACCAGTCCTCACCATCATTCGAACCGAGAAACACACCGGCTCCGGGCGCTCTCGATGGTGCGTCCGTAAACTGTGACGCGGGTGTTCTATACACATCCGTGTGCGCGAGGGTAATCGCATACGGAACTTTAATTTGTACCCAATGTCCCATATATCTCGTACCACCCACATCCGTAGTAAATTGAGTGGTCCCAGTGTATTCATAGGGACTCGAAGTGTTATATATTGTACCAAAAGATTGTTGCCAGTAAGAACCATCACTTGGTTTGTGATTAAATAGACGCCATGGTGGGCGCGCCTCTTGCCCGGAGGATGTATAAAACGAAGAAGCGGTGATTTCGTATGTCCCGTGACCATCGACATTTGCATTCCATAATTTTCCTATACTTGGATAACTTCCCGTGATTTCATCAAAAACGATGGGTTCCACCGGATGTTCCGTGAATCCCTTCTCGAGACCCGAATCAATGATTTCGTTCGTCGAACTGTTCCACGCCACGATGTTCGCCGAGGTGTTGGAGTACGTGAGTGTCGAATAAAGGGCCCCAACATTCGCAGTCCCATGGACATCCAATGGATACGCGGGAGTGTTCGTCCCGATGCCAACATTCGACGTGGACACATCCACGAAAAGGTTCGCCGTGCCAACCTCGACATTTGCTGTAATTTTTGCTTTACCAGAAACATCCAATTCAACAGAAGGATTCGTCGTCCCGATGCCAACATTCCCCGTCGTCGTGTCCACGAAGAGATTGGCTGTACCGACCTCGAGGTTTGACGTCACAGTCACGTTGCCATATAAATTAATAGGCAACGTGTTGGCTGTATCGACCGTAATCTGTGTTCCATTGGCTCCAGACATCGTGTGAGCAATCTTGAAGCCCACACCTTCGTCATAGAATACGGCGACGTTACTTTCATTCGCCGCTCGTTTCATCAAAATACCCGTGTCACCAGTTCCTATGGTGTCTCGAGCCAATTCAATGATGGGATCCTTAATAGAGAGATTTTCGGTATTTATAACAGTCGTCGTCCCCATGACCGTGAGGTTCGAAGCGACTGTGATGTCCGTGGTGTAAATTTTACCATTGACTGTTAATTTATTATCTGCTGTATCGTCTACATATACATTTGACCCAATATCAAGTGTATGTGTAGGGCTTGTATTTGAAATCCCTACTTTTCCAGGAAGCACCTGGATGTTCGTGGACATTATTACTATTAATAGACAAAAGATTTAACCGTGTCGTCGCCTATACTAATTGATTCTAACTTACCGTCTGGAGCCGAGGATGTGTACTCGACGAATATATCACATCCAAAGGTTGCTGTGCCTACACCACTTGGCTCCATGATGATTTTTGTAGGTGTCACAGCCATTGTTGGACTCCATGGATATCCATTTGTGTGCCCAAACAAAGTCATCGAGCTCGTCGCTATATCCAACGAAGATGTACTCCCATTTCGAGTACCACCCTGGGCGTTGAGTACCATAGTACTCACTTCTTCATTGCCATGTAACAATTGTGCTGTAATCTTTGCGCAGAATACATTGGACGCGAAGACCAATGCAACGTTTGAAAAGTTTGCTGGAATGCTCACGTTACTGTAAGAGTAACGCTTGCACGCGTATGAATCACTGTTTGTGATGAGACCACCTTGAACTTCCAAAAGAGTTCTTGGATCCGTCGTACCGATACCAACATTTGAGGCCGTCACGAAAGCTGTCGTCGCATCGTTAAACTCAACAGTGTTGGACGCCACGTTGCTCACATCGATGACATTGTCCAGTGTGTAGCTCGGGATCAATTCGATGGAACCCAGTGTCAATTTGTTTGCCAAGACATTACCAGTAATCGTCAAAACATTGGAACCTGTGTCTTCGACCCAAAGATTAGAACCAATACTCAAATCATGTTGAGCCGCGATATTATTCACACCCAAAGCTCCGGTCGTGACAATTTCAGAGTATGTGTTACCTCTCACGTAAAGTACATTAGAACCAGTATCTTCGACGTAGAGATTGGCACCGACATCCAACGTGTGGACGACGTTAATGTTTGCGATACCAGCGTTACTCGTCGTCACAAGACCAGTTGTGTCATTTTTAAATTCAACCGTGTTGGACGTCGTGTTACCGGTTCTCGTCACCGCTTGAAGAGGGAAAACTGTACCCAGTGTAATAGAGTCCAGTGTAATGTTCTTCATGATTGCATTTCCATTGATGTTCAACTTGTAGTTTTCGGTGTCTGTAAACCAAACATTTGAACCTATGTCCAACGTGTGAATTGGATTCAAGTTGGCGATACCGGTATTAGAATAGACATTGGTCACGAAGGATGCCATTGTGTTGTCGAAAATGACTGTATTGGACGTCGTGTTGCCGTTGATGATAATTTGCTCGAGTGTCGAAGCGATGTTATCCAAAAAAGAACCATCACCGATGAATCGTGTAGCCACGACATTACCGGTGACATTCATGCTCGTACTGTCCATGTAAATGTTGTCGCCGACATCCAACATGTGGATGGGGTTCAAGTTGGCGATACCAGTGTTCGAATATACATTTGTGACAAGAGCCGCCGTCGTATTATCGAAGATGGCTGTACCAGTTGTCGTGTTACCGTTGATGATAATTTCATCAAAGTTTGTTGCCAAGTTGGACAAAAGACCACCATCACCGATGAATGTGGTCGCAGTCACATTACCAATCACGTTAATCGTACCATCTTCAATGTAGACGTTCGCTCCGACATCCAACATGTGGATGGGGTTCAAGTTGGCGATACCCGTGTTCGAATATACATTTGTGACAAGAGCCACCGTCGTATTATCGAAGATGACTGTACCAGTTGTCGTGTTACCGTTGATGATAATTTGATCAAAGTTTGTTGCCAAGTTGGACAAAAGACCGCCATCACCGATGAACCTCGTCGCCGCGACATTACCGGTGACATTGATGCTCACACTGTCCATGTAAATGTTGTCACCAACATCCAACATATGGATCGGGTTCAAGTTGGCGATACCGGTGTTCGAGTACACATTGGTGACAAGGGCCGCGGTCGTATTATCGAAGATGGCCGTACCAGTTGTCGTGTTGCCGTTGATGATAATTTCATCAAAGTTTGTTGCCAAGTTGGACAAAAGACCACCATCACCAATAAAAGATGTCGCAGTCACATTACCAATCACGTTGATCGTACCACCGGCGGCTCCATCCTCGACGTAAACATTGGCACCAACATCCAACATATGGATCGGGTTCAAGTTGGCGATACCGGTGTTCGAGTACACATTGGTCACGAAGGCAGCAGTCTTGTTGTCAAAAATGACCGTGCTATCGGCCGTATTGTTCAATGTGATGACACGTTCCAATGTCACATTACTCAAAGTACCACCATCACCAAAGTACGAACCTCCCCCGCGTACTGTAATGCTGTTTTGTGTGCTTATCGTACCGAGGACATCCAAAGCAAATGTATTACCATCATCCGGTAGAACGTGTGTCGCATTCACGGTATTCTGTGTATAGCCCATAGAGAAACGGTCTTCGTCTCCGTGGTGAATCAACGCCACGTTGTGTCCCGGGTGGAACATGATGATACCTTCATCGTAGTTGTGACTCGGATTGTTGTTTGCGATCGCAATGATTCGATCGTCGATGATGAGTTCAGAAGAAGAGATCGTGTACGTGTTACCATTTACCAACAAGTTACCAGTAATTTCAGTGTCCGCAGTAATGATAATGTTACCGTTATCTTTTTTGATTGAAGAATCTTGAAGGAAATTACCATCCCCAACAAATGGAATAAACTTTTGTGTGAGACCTGTGATGGAGATATTACTACCGATCACTGCGTTACTCGTTGTCTCAAAACCTGTCGTTGCATTTGTAAAACGAATGGTATTCGACGTTGTGTTTGAGGTATCCGTCACTTGCTGTAGGGTTTGAAGCTGTGTCAAGAGATTTGATGGTACAATTTTTTTCAAATCATTATTGGTATCATTCACGTATACATAGTTAATGGCAGTTTCATTTTGAACAATTTGAGCATTTGGAATGTCGTTCGAGCGACCAACACCCGTCACAAAGATGGTACCTTTATTTGGTTTTTGTTGTGTAGACTTTATCAGACAGATACCAACGTTTTGAATTTGATCAGTAAGTCCATATGGCTTGGTACCCATAAGCCCACCCGGGACTGTGTTACTCACGTAGACGGTCTGACCAACTTCAAAATTGCTTGTATCAATGTTTTGTACTTTACCGTACGCGACCGCCACACCTTCTCCACCATTCGCTACGGTGTCATGCATAACACCAATAGACGGCATAGTATCAGAACTATCAGATTGAGCCAGTGCGACATTCGACACGTTCGCATTCCATCCATCTTTTACGTACACGGCTTGACCCTTTAAAAGATCAGCTCCGGTATTGTTCTTAATCTTAACAAAGTTGTGCACGTTGTAGTCGTTGACCCAGTTTGCACCGTCATATACCAAAAGTTGATCTTCTGAAAGTGACTCGAGGTTTACATTCGACAGTTGATCTAATTTAAGTTGGACATTGGATGTCAAGTCTGTCGTGAATGCGGTCGTTGGATTTGTAAATTGAACTGTTTGTGTGGTCGAGTTACCTTTATCAGAAACAACTTGGAGGTCTATGTTCGAAAGAAGACCACCATCTCCGTTGAATGTTGTCGCTGTGACGTTGCCGATCACATTTATAAGACCAGCACTCCCCGTATCAGTAATGTAAATGTTGGAGCCAACATCGACATTAGTGTCGGTCTTAAGGCGACCATACACGTGAACATCAATCAAATTGGAAGTATCCGGAGTTATTTCAATGTTCGAAAAGCCATCGAGTGTGTGGGCCATGATAATTTCAGACTCATCACCTCGGTAACCAATCACCACATTACTACTTGGTCTTTGCATGATAATACCCATGTCGAGTGTATCACTCGTGTTGTTGTTTGCGATACCTATGATGGCATCATTCACGACCAAATTTTCTGTCGACACGTAGGTCGTCTCACCTTGGATGAACATGTTACCCGTCGTGACGATATCACCGGTTACTGTCAACTTATTATTGGATGTATCATATATGAAGTTTGCGGAATCCACGAGATATTTATTATCATCGACGAACGGTACTCGACCAGCACTTAAGGTTGTAACCTTTATGTCTTGAGTCGTTGTATCTTTTGTCACGGTCAAGTTGTTGGACACAAAAACATTTTCAGTGACTGTCAAATCTTTGGTCACGTAAGAATTTTTTGTGACTGTCAAATTATTGGAGACCAAAACATTTTCAGTGACTGTGAGGTCTTGGGTCACATAAGCATTATCATTGACCGTCAAATCTTTTGTGACCGTCAAATTGTTGGAGACCAAAACATTTTCAACAACTTCAACATCCTTGGTCACCGTCAAATTGTTGGAGACCAAAACATTTTCAACAACTTCAACATCCTTGGTCACCGTCAAATTGTTTGAGACCAAAACATTTTCAGTGACTGTGAGGTCTTGGGTGACATAGGCGTCGTTGTTGACAGTCAGATCCTTGGTCACTGTCAAGTTGTTTGAGACCAAAACATTTTCAGTGACTGTGAGGTCTTGGGTGACATAAACATTATCATTGACTGTGAGGTCCTTAGTCACTGTCAAGTTGTTAGACACCAAAACATTTTCAACAACTTCAACATCCTTGGTCACTGTCAAATTGTTTGAGACCAAAACATTTTCGGTGACTTCGAGATCTTTAGTCACTGTCAAGTTGTTAGACACTAAAACATTTTCGGTGACAGTTAAGTCTTGAGTGACGTAAGCATTATCATTGACAGTCAGATCCTTGGTCACCGTCAAGTTGTTAGACACCAAAACATTTTCGGTGACTGTGAGGTCTTGAGTCACGTAAGCATTTTCTTTGATACGCAAGTCTTGTTCGATGTATGCATTTTCGTAGACAATTAAATTACCATCTAAGTCTGTCGCACCCTTCACGTACAAAACATTTGACGCGACGTCATCGACATACAAATTTGATCCGACATCCAAAGTGTGAATCGGGTTCGTGTTGATGACACCCACATTTGATTGTGTCACTAGGTAACCATACACGTGTGCCTTAATTGGATTTGCTGTGTTCGCAGTGAAAGATGTTTGGTCAGCCGAAGATTGTGTGTGAGCCATGATAAGTTCATCATCTTTGTAGCCCACGACGACATTGGATCCTTGGTGATCAAACATCATACCGACATCCGCCGTTGTGTTGCCTTTGCCAACTTCAATGATAGCATCACTGATCCGAAGGTTTTGAGATTCTATGACAGTCAACTGTCCTTCAACATCTAGGTTACCATCAATGTGTACACCACCGGTTACATTGAGAACTGTGGACCCGGTATCATCGACCCAAAGGTTGGAACCAACATCCAACGTGTGAATGGGTTCTGTATTTGATATTCCCACATTTCCAGTAGTTATTAGGCTATTTTCTCCTTCGAAGACGATTGTACTCGTAAAAGTATTACCGATGTTTGCATAAAAGTCTACGACTCTTGGTATAATGGCTTGTTCGTCTATATCAGTATCTACGATCTCGTTTGTTATATTGTCGTAACCTACAATTTTCGTATTACCTCCAGGTACCTTACGAACTGGTGTCATATACAATGATCCTGGTGTCTGAGCTGATATTGGGGCATTCGAAGCATTGATCACGATTGTATTATCGGCCTGATCGTCAGTTGCGTGTCTCCCCAATCTGACCTTGGTCGATCGATCAATAGTGCTCAAGTTCTTCACCATTTATATAAGTCTGCATTTTAATTGGCATAGAGCAGACCTGCTACCCCATTTGATATCTTGAGTATGTTATAGTTGACTGCATAGATAGGATCCTTTATTGGTAGGGTTTCACTGAATATTTGTGCGCTATCTAGACGACTAAAATTCAATGTACCGGTTGGTTGCATCAAACTCGTCGTTAAACAGAAGCAAAATAAGAAAAAGTCTGGCGAAGTCACAAAATTTGTGTGATAGTAGTTCATGACTTCAATAAAATGCGGACGAGCCCACTTGTATCCATCAATGTCGACACCGTTGATTGTCACTTTGACCTTGTTATCATAAGATGTTAACGCACTATAATCGCTCGTATTAGAACTCGCGATGTATTTGACTGGGTGATTGAAGTGAAGCTCCTGGATGTGTTCATTACTCGGAATATTCTTCTGGACCTGGAAAATGAGCATTTCATGGTCACGTGTCGCAACCGCGCCGCGTTCTTCATTGTCAAGATAGTAGTAATTGCTGTAGGCTGACCATTTATAGTTTTGTGCATCCGGACCCCAGTGAACACGGATTTCCACATTGTGATAGTTCAACGCCACCAATGGGAGAGCATTTTGAGGACTTTCACAAAAGAAGAAACGAAGTGGGTAAAAGTAAGAACGAGCACTTGAACCAGGATGAGGACCATTGGAACTCTTGGATACATTGTTTGCAAAAGTATCTATGGCAATTTTTTCCGTAAATATGGAGTCCTGGGTATCAACAACTTGGCCACCAATCAAAAGTTCGACGTAGTCAATAAGACGTGACCAGTCTGGATGATCTAACGCTGCGTTATTATCATCAATTGTAAAGTAGGTGTACCCCAAAAGGTCACCTGTTTTTTCGAAACGAATCGTAGACATGGAATTACCATTCACAGCCCCCTGTATTGTTTGTTTTTCGACGGTCTGTGAAAAGTTGGAATGTCTTTTGAACGTCGAACTGAAGAAAGAAATTTCTGGCTTTCCCATAATATGTTCATCTTGAGCACCAATGGCGATGAGCTTTACAACACCGGATGACATATTTACAATAAGGAAAGGTTTAATTTAAGTTCGACTTTCTGCAAATGAATCTAAGCACCAAAAAATTATTACCTGTAGACGGTGTAATCAAATCACCGTTCTCATCTCTAATATTAACAGTGAGACGATCCAATTTAGAAATTGGATCCAAATATTGCTGGGCAACGACATAGTCATCCTTGAAAGAGATGACTTGGTTACCTGAAGTCGCCGTTGTATTACTCACCAAAGACGCGAACGAATTTCTTAAAACGGAGAGACCTGGATGCGTCGACGTAGACAATGGTGGATCCTTTGTCGTTCGGTCGGCAAAATTACTATCGAGTTCATCGATGGAAATATAACAATGTTCTGTACTGTATACCGTGTTGATTCGAGCTCCGAGAAGTCGAGCCTGAACAACATTACGAAGTGGTGTATTCAAATAAGCAGTGAATGTGTTCGCATTCGCTTGTCCAATTGTATCCACCGTAATCGTGTAGTATTCATAATCAAAATCCGGGTACCCGAATGTGACAGATGTCATTTACAGTAGACTTAGATTAAAGATCCACCAATTCCACCAAGGATGGCATAACTGGCCTGATCACGCACGAGCTGTTCAGACTTGCAAAGGCCACCCGGGGTCAAAGCCTTGGTGTACGTGCTTCCTTCCTTCGTGTGACCTGGTGCACATTCAAGCTTGTGTTCGAGGTCGAACAAGGAGTCTTCATTGATCGGTTCAATCTCGATCGGTCTGGGCTGGTAGTAACTGATGGCGACACGTTGGATCAGATACAAAATCGCAACAAGGCTGATGACAATCAGGATGATATTGCGGTTGAACTTCATTTACTACTACCTGACATTTTTTATAAAGTGCGTTAAAGGTAGTAGTTTAGTTTCATTATAAAGAGTAGATGGACGAAGAGATTATCCTCGATCGTGGTGACACTGAAATCCTGAAGCTTGATGAAAATGAACAGGCCCTGATGGATGAAATCCAAATTTCAACATCAAAGCCGCAACCCAGACCCCGGAGGCCGATGGCGATGTCCAGGCCTCGACAGATGATGCCGCAACAACAAGAGATTGATGCGTTTGCCAACCCAAATAAACAAACGGTACAAGCGAATGCTCCCTCTGAAGAAGTGGATTATGGTGAGGCTGAACCGTATTTTGACGAGGAAGAAGACTACGGTGATACGGGCGGTGGGTACGTGGAACAGCAACCATCGAAGGGGTACGCGTCGATCGACGAAGAAAAGGCTGACCTGTTAAACAAACTTACACGTCTTGAAAAGAAGGGTGTTAGCATTAATAAACGCCTCAATATGTATTCGAGTGTGGATGACATTCGTACAGAAGTTAAACGAATCACCTACGGCATTGAGGTTGATCAATCGATTAAGTTTTCGAGAAGAATGTTGGTGGCGTGTGTCACGGGTCTCGAGTTTTTGAACAAACGCTATAACCCCTTTGAGATTCAACTCGAAGGTTGGTCCGAATCCGTGATGGAGGGCGTCGAAGACTACGATACTGTATTTGAAGAACTTTACGTCAAGTATAGAAACAAGGTCAACGTTGCACCGGAAGTCAAGCTCATCATGATGCTTGGTGGATCTGCGATGATGTTCCACTTGACAAACAGTATGTTCAAGGCTGCGATTCCAAATATGAACGACGTTTTGAAGCAAAATCCAGACCTCGTCAAGAACATGATGTCTGCCGTTCAGAATACAGCGATGCAACCGCAACAACCGGTTCCCATGTCGAGTGATGGTTCTTATGAGATGCAAGGCCCGGGTATAGACATCTCCAGCTTGATGGGTGGTATCATGATGCCGCCGCCACCACCGATGAACACTTCGGCCGTCGTTCGTGAAGATCCTTTGCCGACTGTCACAGAAGAAGACGATGTGTCTGACATTGTATCTATCTCAGGAGAATCGACGGGTGGCGAGGTCAAGGAAGTCAACGTGGGTGCCGGGGGATCCAAGCGAGGTCGAAAAAAGAAGAAGACCGAAATTAATCTTTAGGTATAATATAAATGATAGGTTACTGTCCCATTGAGGAAGAACCAGTCGCTATGCCCAGACCACGACGGCGGGTTGTAGTGAATCAGAAAACGTCTGAAGACACAGAGTGCAACTATGTTGTCATGTTCTTCATCGTTGGTGTCCTCACACTGGCCTTGATGGACACATTGGAAAAGTAAAATCGTTTTTGCCATGTTTTTTGTAAAAGCATGGGAAAAAGGACTATCGTTCACTCAATTCTTTGATGGCTTCGATAAGAAGACCGACCATGTTACCGTACGCGACGGAATACATTGTTTCTTCACCTCCGTGTACAACTTCTGGAAGTACTTCTAAAACTTCTTGTGCGATGACACCCGTAGAACGTCTACCATCCTTGATGTATGTGTACCCCGACAACCTTTTAACCTTTTCAAGAGCACTTTCGATAGGTTTTATCTCAGTTTTGAGACGTCTATCTGAAAATGCGGTAACATCGCCCGCGGCTGTGATATCTCCACCACAATTTACGGTACCAAATGAACCAGTTCCAGACGTTGTGACATCGTCCAACGTTGCGACCCCATTACACTTCAAAGTACCAAAAGAACCAGTTCCAGACGTTG